CTATACCTACAGCGAGATATGATGCAACGCTGATAGCTTGGGATGCTCAAAGCGTACAATCTGGACAAGAGCCAGACTTTGGTAGCAGCACCTACACGGGCGGCGGCGCAGCGGCAGCGGCAAGGGCTAACCTTATATCAGCAGATGGATGGACTATTACAGATGGCGGCGCTTCGTAGCAGCTATGCCCCTAGTAACCAATATAGCGATTGCTTATGGCAAGATTGCGAGAGTTATAGACGCGGACGCGGTGGTATAAATAAACAAATAAACAACAAACGCACGGTCAAACAATGGAAACTTTCTCAATAAATCGCTTGCATCAACTGACGGGCGTAGATAGACGCACCCTCACAAAGTACCTTGCGAATGTTACCGCAGATAAGAAGAGCGATACACGAGAAGAGTACACGTTTAAGACAGTGGCAATAGCATTATCAGCCATGCCATCTTGGCACGTTGACGACGCAACGGAAGCGGAGACAGACCCGCGCAAGATGATCCCTAAGGACGCTAAAGACTGGTATGACAGCCAGAACAAGCGACTCGCATATGAGACCTCCCTAGGGGAGCTAATTCCCGTAGGCGAGGTCAGAGAGACCGTAGCAGAGGCATTTAAGATAGTAGTTTTCGCGTTGGATACCTTGCCTGACAGAGTAGAGCACGAGGTTGGCCTGCAAGCAGACCAACTTAAGGTTTTCTTAGGGTCGATCGATGACGCGAGACAATCACTAGCGCACAGTTTAGACAAGTTCCTCAGCGCCGATGATGACCCAGAAGATGAGCAGTAAGTTCACCACCGCCAAGAGCGTGATCCTACAGACGGTTGATATCATTCGGCCGCCGAAGCGCATGACAGTAACGGAGTGTGCGGAGGAGCACGTTTATCTGAAGGACGAGGCCTACACAGGCTACTACCCTTCTCATTTAGCACCGCTCATGGCAGAGCCCGCGGACTGCTTGACATCAAGACACTTCGACAGCGTGATACTTGCCGCTGGTGTGCAGAACGGAAAAACACAATCAGTGATACTGAATGGCGCGGCGCACAAGATAGTGGCTGACCCCATGGACGTTATGATCGTTGAGAAGGACATGGCATCGGCTAACGACTTCTCGGTTCGACGATTAGATCGCATGCTGAACAACTCCCCTAAACTGAAGGGTCTCCAATTGGAGGGCAGAACAGCTGACACTGTTTTCAGAAAAAAATTCAAGTCTGGCCAATTACTGAATATTGGCTGGCCAAGCCGCAACCAACTTGCTGGTAAGCCAATTGGCTTCATGCTCGGGACCGACTACGATCGTTGGCCTGACGATGTTGGTGGTGAAGGATCTGGTTACGATCAGATGAAGAAACGTACCACAACGTACATGAGTAAAGCTATGTGCGCCGTGGAGAGTACTCCCTCCAAGGAGGTTGAGGACCCTAAGTGGCAGGCGAAAGCTGAGGCGCCTCATGAGGCACCGCCGACCAAGGGGATACTTGGATTGTACAACACTGGTGATCGCCGAATGGTGTACGCACAGTGCCCTCACTGCGAGGAGTACTTCCGACCGAGCCCCAACCCAGACGAGTCTATGTTCATGCCTGAGGCAGAGAGCGTAGAGGAGCGTGCAGCACAGATCGCACTGGTATGTGATAACTGCGAGAGCCACATAACACTTGAACACGAGCGTGCCTTCAGGGCAACCGCAAGGTGGCTCAAGGAAGGACAGACTATAGACACAAATGGTGTCATTAGTGGTGAAGGTAGAAAATCAAAGCGCGCTAGTTTCTGGTGTGCGGGCTGGTTCGCTTCGTTCAATAGTTGGGAGGAGATAGGATTAACCTACGCCCGAGCAGAGGATCAGTACACTCGATCTGGTGACGAGGAGGCAATGAAGAACTGCTTCAACCAAGAGTTCGTTTACCCTTACATCCCCAAGGCGAGAAGATCCAAGATCGCTAATTACGACCTACTGAAGGATCGGGCACTAGACATTGATCGCTTCGAGGTACCAGAGGGTGTTAGAACCATCATTACCAGTGTTGACGTTCAGGGTGGTAAGAACGCCCGCTTCGAGTTCGGCGTTTTCGGACTTGGGGTAGATAATAGAGTGTGGCCTATGGACCGATACGCTCTACGGGAAGTTGACCGAAATGGAACAACCGACAGAATACAGCCCGCAGTCTACGAAGAAGACTGGGAGCAACTCAACCTAAAAATCACCGCTACATTCAAGTTACCTGATGGTAAGGAGCTGATGAACCACCACTTGGTTGTGGATTGCGGTGGTGAGGCGGGCGTGTACGATAACGCTCTGAACTGGTATAGAACACTCGCACCCGAGCTGGCGCGGAAGTGTCACCTTGTCAGGGGTATGGGCGGAGAAGCGGTAAAGAAAAAAATTAAAGAGAACAACGATAAGGTTGTTCTGAGCTGGCCTGATAGTAGAGAGCAGCACGGACGTAAGGTGTCCAGTAAGGGTGATGTGCCCGTCCTGATGATCAACACAGATCGATTCAAGGACGACATCATGGGGCAGCTGGAGAGAGACTTCGATGGCTACGGTTACGTTCAGTTCCCTAAGTACTATAAGGACATCCACTACGAAGAATTACTTAATGCTGAGATCCGAGAGCCCTATGGCTGGGAGCAGATCAGAGGCAAATCAAACGAAACACTCGACCTGTTCGTGTACGCACTTGCCATATGGCACTACTTGGGAGGGCACGACATTAACTGGCAGCGCCCACCACTCTGGGCAGCTGAATTAGACAAGAACAGCAACGTAATAACCTCGGGCGTACGCCAGCAGGTTAAGAAGCGTCCATTCAGGAGAGTACGGAATGCAGGTAGATAGTTTTTACACACTCGCAGATTTAAAGATACTGCAGCAGGCAATTGGCTCAGGCGAACTGAAGTCTAAGCACGCCGATAGACTTGTTCAGTACAGGGATCTTGATGAGATGCTCCGAATAGAGCAGAAGACTATTCGCGCCTTGAATGAGTCACTGGACGCGCCGACCAAGCAGAGAATGAGCTTCAGAATGTGCGTAGACAATGGACTATAATATGAAACCTATCATAGATATCCATGGGTTCCCCCTACGCCAAGTTGGCCGAACAACTCACAATATTGCCGCTAGCCGCGGTAAGCGCTCCACTGTCATGTCTGGTAAGGCTGCAGGACCTAACGCAGCGGTCAACGCAGAGCTCCCTACCATGCGCAACCGCGCAAGGGACGCCGTACGCAACAGCCCGTACATTGGCAACGCCCTGCGTGCACTGGTTAAGCATGAGGTAGGAACAGGTATAAGATGCTTGTTCTTAGAAGAGAACGATGCTGTAAGAGAGCACCTAACTGAGGAGTGGGAGAAGAGTCTGCCCAACATGTTCAGTGATGGCATAGGCCACTTCTACGCTGGCCAGAGATTAGGCAGTCGAGGACGCAACGAGTCGGGAGAAGTTTTCCTTAGACGGCGCCGTCGCGCAGCCAGAACAACAGACACCGTTCCAATGCAAGTACAACTACTTGAGTCGGATCTACTGGACACAGCTTACAATGTTCAGTTAAACAATAACAACTACGTTCGCGCGGGCATTGAATTAAACACTCGCGGCGATCGTGTCGCTTACTGGTTCTTTAAGGACCACCCTGACGACCAACAAACAACCTTCACCCCTACCGCTCAGCGCGTTAGGATACTAGCGAAGGATGTTGTTCATCACTATATCCCTGTGCGTGCTGGCCAATTGAGGGGTGTGCCAATACACTCATCTGCTCTATTCAAGAACGCCAACCTAGAGTCGTATGACGACTACGAGTTAGAGCGCAAAAAGAATCACGCTTCCTTCACAGGTACCATAGAGCGCGCAGCCGCATTCGACAGCAAGGGAATCCAAATGGATCCTCTGACAGGAGAGCACTTCGACACAGACGAGGAGATCCCAGACGTATCTTTCGCGGCGGGCGTCATCACACAACTTGGTGATGGTGAGGAGCTAAATCTTTTCGAAGCAGAGAAGGGCGGAGAGTTCTACGCAGATTATATGCGCCAACAACTGATGGCTATTTCATCAGCCTTCGGCGTACCTTACGAGTTGGTCACAGGTGACTGGAAGTCAGTCAACGACAGAATACTCCGCGCTATCCTGAATGATTTTCAGAGAGAGATCGAGGCTATTCAAGAGATCTACCTGATCACACAACTCTGTCAGAGCACACTCGCTTGGTGGATGGATGCAGGAGTATTGGCAGGAACACTTAAGTTACCTGACTACGCTAACCTAAGAGACCAGTACTTGAAGGTCGATTGGCGTCCACAGGGCTGGGCTTACGTTCACCCACTACAGGATGCGCAGGCAGCAGTTTACAGAATTGAGAATGATCTCAGCACTCACGAGAAGGAAGCGAGAAAACTCAACACTGACTCAGAGAAGGCCTTGGCTGCTAATGTTAAGCACATGGCTCGCAAGCAAGAACTGATGAAGGAGAATGGTATCGTAACTCCTGAGGAAGCTGCAGCAAAAGCCAAAGAAGACAACCCTAAAAAAGAGGACAAGAATGAAGTATCTAAACCTAGCAAGTAGACTGTTCAACCAGCCACTGCTGATGGAGGAAACTTACCTTGCGACCTTCGTTGCAGCCTTCGCGGGTCAAGACCCACAAGCCGATCTACAAACCATCACCTTGAGTGGTGGTGTGAGTATTAGCGCCGAACAGGCACTCGCAGGCGGGCCTGTTCGCACGCAGAGCGAGGGGTACCAGATCCTTGGTAATGGTGTCGCTGTGATACCAATCAGCGGAACACTGGTTAATAAGGGTTCGCAACTATCAACACAATCAGGCATGCAAGGGTACAACGGTATTCTATCAATGTTCTCGGCAGCACTGAATGATCCGAATGTTAACTCAGTACTACTTGACATCGATTCTGGTGGTGGTGAGGTGGCGGGATGTTTCGACCTGTGCAGACTGGTTGCCGCGTTCCGAGACGAGAAACCTATTGCCGCATTTGTCGGCGAGCAGGCATGCTCTGCAGCGTACGCGCTTGCATCAGCGGCCGAGACGATCTACATCCCTCAGACAGGTATAGCTGGATCAATTGGTGTGTTAGTGGCGCACCAAGATTTATCAAAGAAACTAAATAAGGATGGCATCAAGGTCACCCTTATCCACTCGGGCAAGCACAAGGTAGACGGCAATCCGTTTGAAGCCCTGTCAGCGCCTGTCAAAGAAAAGATTCAGGGTCGCATTGATTCCACTCGCCAGATGTTCGCAGAACTCGTGGCAGAGAATCGTTCGATGTCTGTTGAAGCGGTACTCGCAACGGAGGCGCAGACTTACGAAGGCGCGGGCGCTGTGGAGGCTGGATTAGCCGATCAAATTATGTCATTTAACGAGGTTATTGAGACAATGAGTAAAGATACAGAACTGGGTGTCACAGCTGTGAGCACCACAACACTAGCAGCCGAGGAGCCCGTAATAACGACGGAGGTTATCGGGAGCAAAGAAACAATCGAGGTAGCCGAGCCAGAGGTGGTTGCTACTATCGTAGAGGAAGTATTCGAGTTCGCCAGCGTGTTTGACCCCGTCGCTACAGCGGAACTATGCGAGGCAGCTAAGGCTGGCAGCTTAGTTTCTAACTTCCTGAAAAACAAGGCGACAGTTGAGAGTGTAACAGCCTCACTAGCATCGCTACAAGAACTCCGCGGCAAGCTTATTGCTGCAGAGATGAACTCCGAGCAAGTTGCTCGAGTTGAAGCAAATTTTGATTCTCCTGCCGAGTTAGCTGCCGCCGTAATAGCGGAAATGACAGCCGAAGACGCAATGATTCGAAACGTGATCACTACTGATAGTAGTGATCAAAAAAGTCAGCTAGATGAAGAGACCACTCTCCTGTATAGCTACCAAACTAACTCACTGAACGGAGAAAAATAATGACTGTTCTAACAGAAGGAAACCACGCGGGAGAGTACATCGTCTCTTTAGCTAACGGCTACCGATCAACAGGGGAAGGTGTAGTAGCATCTGGACTCAACTTGGTTGCAGGCGCCGTAGTACAACTAACAGGTGGGGAGTACATTGATGTTGTTGATGCAGCAAGTGACCCAGTCGCCATCTTGTACGATGCGGTAGACGCCACACTCGCGGACACTGATGGTGTCTTCACTGTACGCGATGCAGAGGTTGCATTCGCCCGATTAACATACCCCGTCGGTGTTACCGTCGGCGCCGAGCAAGATGCCGTGAATGTACGCCTTCTTGCTGCTGGCATCAAAGTAGTTTAACAAAGGAGAACTAGATTATGTCAGCACCTGATGTATTTAATAGTGACCTATTTAGCCTTCGCTCGTTAACGCTTGCGATCCGCAAATTGGTCTACACACCAACCCGACTTACAGAACTTAACCTGTTCAATTCACGCGGAATCGATACGACCTCTGTGTTCATTGATATTGGCCAGAACTCTGTTAACCTTGTGGCAGCCAGCGAACGTGGATCAACACCTGCGACCGTTGTTGGCGACAAGTACGAGTCACGACCATTCAAGACCCGTCACCTAAGCCAGCGCTCTAACATGCTAGCTGAGGAAGTTCAGAACGTACGTTTGTTCGGATCTGAGGACACTACAGCTGGTGTCGAAATGAAGGTCAACGAGTTGTTAGCGAAGCACGTCACCAACTTGGCTCTCACCAAAGAGAACCACATGCTTGGCGCAGTTAAGGGACAGATCATCGATGCCGACGGCTCGACGGTCCTACTCGACCTCCACGCCGAAATGGGCACCTCCGCTCAAACCCTCGATTTCGCGTTCACAACCGCAACGACAAAGATTCAGAACACTGTTGTCGCCTTGAAGCGCAAAATCGATGAGCAGCTTGGCGGCACGCCATACACAAGTATCCACGTACTTTGTGGATCAGCTTGGTTCGACGCCTTCACAGGCCACCCCAAAGTAGAAGAGAGCTGGTTGCGTTTCAGCGGCTCCTCTAACCTACGCGACGACCTACGTCGTGGCTTCACTTATGGTGGAGTTACGTTCGAAGAGTACCGCGGCGGCGCTGGTGTAACAATCGCTACCGACGAGGCTTGGGCCATCCCTATGGGTGTGTCAGATCTCTTCATCGCACGTTACGCTCCAGCAGACTATATGGAGACCGTGAACACCATCGGCCTAGACTACTACGCTAAGTCTGAACCGATGCGTATGAACAAGGGGGTCGAGATTGAAACACAGACTAACCCACTGTTCTTGTGCACACGACCGAATGCGGTTATTAACCTAACTAAGAGCTAGGTTATGAGTAGACGCCGAGATAGTAGAGTAGCGCTTAGCAGTTTTAGGCACCACAGCGATCTCGGCATCTACGAAGATGTCGACGGAAAAGTTCGTCCTATTCTCTTTATTGACCAGCAGCAAGTTGAGTTACAAGGAGAATACGGCGAGGTCGTCTTCCAAGAAGATATGGTTGAGGTTCTGAAGCTAGAGCTGCCAGAACACGACACAGGTAGGAGTAAACTAATTGACCAAGAGACGGGACAGGTTTGGCTACTTGGCAGAGAGATAAAGGACGACGGCCACATTAGAACGATAGAAGTATCTAAAGAATAATGTTCGCTTTCAAGGCCACTGATTCAAAGAGGCTGAAAGAAATATACGGATCACGCACGCTAACAGAAGTAAGTCGTAGTGCTCTAGGGGACACAGGAAAGAAAACGCGCACAGCGCTAAGCAAGCAAGTCAGAACCACCTTCGCTATTACGGCAAAGACAGTAAAAGATAAGTCCTACGTGGAGTTTGCGAGGGGCAACACCTTCGGCATAGATATAAAATATAGAGACTACAGGCCAAACCTTGGCAGGTTCAGCACATCAGCTTCGAGCCGTGTTAATGTAAAAATAAAGAAGGGCCGAGGAACTAAGACAGTTAAAGGGGGCTTCAGAATCGACAGGTACGGATCGCTGATCTGGAAGAGGTTGACGGCTGCAGAGGCGGCATCGCCTAAGTACGCGAACCGCAAGTCAAAGATAAAAGTTCTCAGGACAATAGCCATACCAGAGATGGTATACGCAACGTCCAATCACAAGTCGATCCAGCAGACAATCGATAATACATTCGAGTCGCGCTTCGATCACCACTTCAGACGGAAACTAAAACTAAAACTAAGATAATGATCGATCCAACACTACTAGTAGAAGAGACCCGCGCTGACATGGAGAGGTACTTCAAGCGCTACGATCTCGCCAACTTCATGGAAGCGACGGAGTCCCAGTTAAAGGAGCTCCCCGCCTGTTACCTGATGACGATGACAGATGACCCGACAGGGACGATCTACAACGGAACGGAGGAGCAAGGATCAGAGGAGGTAGTGGGACTTGTAATAATTTCCACCGTATCTGAATTGAGGGCGGCTAGGAAACACGTACTGTCTGTGTTTCGTGGGCACACCCCGCACCCCGCAGAGACAGACATACCTTTCCACCCAATGGCGTTCGTGGGTGGGGAGATAAGAACCATAAAAGGCAATGCTTACGCTTGGATGGACATGTATAAAACTTACACACTAGGAGGCTGCTAATGCCAAAAATTTCACGTAATGATAAAGGGCAACTTGTTAAGTCAGGTACCAACGGCTGCGAAGAGTGCGGCTTTGAAAGTAACAACGAAGCGGTAATCGATGAGTCAGTCGTTGCATCCGTTATTAAACCTACAGCCAAGAAAAAGGCACCTACCAAAAAAACAGAGGTAAACAACGATGACAGTTAATATCAATGACAGGTCGAAAGCAGTGTATGTTGAACTACAGGCGGCTGTCGATGTTAAAGAAACATTCGATGCGACGGACATTCTTCGGACATCCAATCTACAGGCCTCTATTTATGACGGCGACACAACAACCATTGACTATGATGGCGGAACAGGCCGTAACGCAGTTGAGCGTCACGTAACTCAGTACAATAAGTTCAGCTTCGAAGCCGATATTATCGGTGGTGGCGACGCAGGTGCGGGCGAAATTAATGAGCCCCCAATGGCTGACACTATTCGCGCTTGCGGTTACGATATGGATGTAGCCACGACAGGCGAAGTTGTATTCACAATGTCCGATCGATCTAACATCGACATGACTTCTGTTGGTATGGTTCGTACAGCTGGCGTTAACGGCGCCTCGGATTTCCGAGTGTACCGCTATGACACAATCAACGCTCGCGGGCAACTAGGTATTAGCCTAAGTGACGACCGACCCAAGTTCGTTGTTACGGATATGACGGGTGTCTACGAGACTCCAGTGGACGTAACCAGCACACCGCTCGGAACAGTGGTACCTGCTTTGACTGTATCTCCGATCACCTTTACGAACGGGAACACAAACACACTCACCTTCAATGGCGAGGACTTGTGTACTCATGCATTCAATATCCCTTCAATGGGATGGAGTGTGGTTCCGATCGATAAGCCTAACTGCGCAGACATTAGCTTGCAAGAAGAGAAGGTTATTATCGATATCACGTTTAAGCAACTTGACTGGGCGACGGTTGGCAACCCATTCACTTGGGCTGAGGATCACGTCACAGCAAACTACTACCCACTGGTCCTGAGTATGGACAATCGTGTCGGTCACATATTTAAGATCAACGCGACGGGCCGTATGATGAACGTCCAAGAGGTAACACTTGAGGATGGCACAACTGGTGTTCAAGCGCAGATTGAAGTGCAAGATAACACAATCGATTTTGGTTTCTACGCTGCTGTTTAAGTAACGTAGAATGTGACAGGGTGTTGTTGACCGTGACGCCCTGTCACAATCCTTCCTTTTTTACGGTCAACGGTAAACGGTGAAGTTATGAGTAAATTAAAAATTCGTGGATTTGAAGAGCATGTGGATGTCCCAGTAACCGTCGAGTTAATCGACGATGTGGACGTGGAGTTCGTTGTCAAGTTCAAGAGACTGGATCGCAAGAAGTTGGAGAAGGTTGTTAAGGAGGTTCGCGCTCGGGCAATAGAGGGTAGGGATCTAGAGCAGAAAAAGCTGATCGCCAAGAAGGAGGAGGCTGCCGACTTCGATAAGAAGATAGACAAGCTAAACTCTCAGAGCAACGACACCTTGATAGAGGGCATCGTTTCTTGGAGTGAGTTCTATGACGAGGATGACAATGAGGTTCCCTTCTCAAGAGCTAACCTGAAGCAGGTGCTAGACCACCCAGCATACCTGCAGGCAATTGATTTAGCCTTCTGGCGCGCTACGGGTGAACGCATAAAAAACTAGAACGGGCTGGCCGCTTCCTAGGTGGCGCAGCCGTCAATGTTAACCTCGAAAAGCACCTTGATGCAGAGCTCGCTGAAGCCGTGCACATGGGTGCTGACGAGGAAACTTATAGGGCACAGCAAATAGAGCGAGCAAGGATAACGGACTTCGAACTTTTCTCGGAGAACATACCAGTGTTCGAGCTCTTTCAAGCGGTACAAACACAGTTCAGGTTCGTGGTGGGTAAGAGACTACTCCCCACGGGTCTAGACTACACGGGTGTTATGACACACCTCAAATGTTTTTATGAACAGGATGACATACCAGATCTGATGAAAGACCTACAAGTTATTGAGCGCTCTTACCTAAAGGTTATGCAACATGGGTAGAACCGTTTACGAGCACATCCTGAAGTTAACGGGTGAAAATCAAGGATTGGTTCGCGCCGCGGACGGTTCAGCCAACGCTATCAAGCGTCTGGACGAGAGCTCACGTCAGGGACAGAAGTCGCTGAATAAGTACAATGAGTCTCTGAACAGATCCACCAAGGCGTCGACGTCATTCGCGCGCGCCTTCGGGGGGATCACGATCGGTCTAGTTGCGAGAGAGTTCATTCAAGCGGCTGACTCGATGACCCTACTTGAGGGCCGCCTGAGGTTAGTTACAGACGGCACCTCCGATCTCGTATCAACACAAAAAGAATTATTCTCGGTCGCTCAGGATTCGCGCGCGAGCCTCGAGGCAACAACTTCATTCTACGTTCGACTAAAGCAGCGACTTGGCGAAGTGTCCACAGGGTCATTACGACTAAGTGAGATAACAGAGCTAGTATCTAAGTCCCTTAAGATTGGTGGAGCAACCGCCAAAGAAACCTCTAGCAGCTTACTTCAGCTGAGTCAAGCACTTTCTTCAGGTTTATTGAGGGGTGACGAATTTAGAAGCTTGAGTGAGAACGCGGTTGGTTTGATGCAGAACATCGCCGACGGCGCGGGGCTAACTCAGGCAGAGTTGCGCGCTCTATCAATAGAGGGTAAGTTAACCACCGAGTTAATACTTGACTCCCTGCAGAAAACAGCTCCTCAGATTAGAGAACAGTTCAACACGATCCCTGTTACGTTTGGTGACGCTATCCAAAGAATGCAGAATGTTGCTGTTCAGGGTATCGCTGATCTCAACAAAGAGTTCCAAATAACTGAGGGTCTGGTCGATGTTGTTTCCGCTGTTGCGGACAACCTAGATCTGGTTGTTGTAGCAGCCTCCAGCCTAGCGGGCCTGAAGATCCGCGCAATGATAATAGCGCAAGCTCAGGCGTTCCAAGCCAACGCTGCTGCAGTAAAGAATGCGGCACTGGCCACAGAGCAGAAAATAGTAGCTGAGAGGAGA